GAGATGCCGATCCACATGGTGAGCAGCCCAAGGCCGAGCGCCAGGCTCATTGGTTGGCATCTCTGGACCATAATTCCAATCCTGCACCGCAATTGCATAATTCTTCTTGTTTTCAGCTGTACTCAGGAACTCTTCCTCCATTGGTAGCCCAGCGAAACCCTTGGGGATAATCATAAAGTTTTTCATAGCGTTCCTTTAAGTAATCTCTCGGCCTGATGCCCGAATGGTTAAAGATGTGGCTGCGCTCGCAAGCGTAGAGATAAACCCACCCGCCTCAAGAGCCTGACCCACTAGCTCTGGGCAAGTATAAGTCTCATCTGGCACAATGCTTCGAGCATCAACGATTAGGTTTGATGCGCCTGCCGAGCCTCCAACTGTTACCAGATTACAGCTAAACGTGACATTGTTTCCGCTGGTGTTGGTGACTGTAAACTTGTCAATAATTGCACGCACGTTGGACGCTGTGTATTGTGTGGTCTGGCTGTTTTCAGCCTGCTTTGCTGGGATCAGAACTTTAACGAGGACGGTCATAAGACACCTTCAATATTGTTGTTTACGGTCAGGATTATGGACGGAATCGCTGGAACTGGAGCAGTTGCTGCTACTGCCAAAACTTCAACGCTTAAATCAGTAACTGAAAACATAATCTCAACGTAATCGTTAGCTTTTAGGTCTAAAAACAAATTGTAAGCTGAGAAAATTTCTGCGTTATTACCTTGGATGCGGATAAAACCTGCGCTGTTGGCAATGTTTACACCGTTAAGCCTAAACCAAATATAAAACTCCGCAGTTCCGCCCGATGTTTTATCGATTTGAAAGCTAAGGGCAAAGTTATACAAGCCTTCGCTATCGACCACTATTCTTGATGTGGGACTTCCAATGAATACCCCGTTGCTTATGTCTGTCGTGTTAAATGTAATCGCTGTAGCTGTATTGATAACTGTCGCAAGTTGTGTGGTTGTGTCATAAAAAGACCCATATCTTGCACGCTTAAACTCCCTTGGGGGCGGAGTCATCTGCAAACCCTCAACCGTCTTGGTCAACTTATCTACTAATGCCAAGGCTTCATTTGCTCGATTTTCAGCCAATGCGCTAGATATTGCAGACTCTTGCGCCAATGCAGCCAATTGAGCAATCGCATCGTTGGCTGTTGATTGCGCCGATCCTGCTGCAATGTTTAATACTAGAATGTCATCTGGTGTATCAACAACCGTCTCAGCCAAAGCAAACAGATTCTCAAATTGCTTGATCTGTTCGAAATCGTTGAGAAACGCAGCGAGTTGATCTCTGGTAAGCCCAATAGGTCTAAAGTTTTTAGCCATTAGTACGCCAACCCCTCAATCTTTGCCTCAAGGCGTACAAAGGAAATATGAGAGTCGCTGTCACCTCTGAATCTCTGGATTCTAAAGTTCCTCATGTGTCCTTGCTGAAACCAAGATAGCCGCTTGGATGTGTTTCCAATCGTGCCAACAGAGATAAACTTTTCTTGGCTGTAGGACAACCCATCAACCGAGTAATTGGTGCTGATCTGTGGATCGATGCCTAAAGCCACCCGACCCGTCAAGCTGACAAGCTCCATCTGGTGAAATAACGCACCCTTGCCTTCGTTGTAGACGATGAGCGTGCCAAACTCCCAGCGCACTTGTTCGCCCCAATGTGACCCAATCGTGTCATCTAAATAGCCGATATTGCTTGACTGTGGATCGCCCACCAACCATTTGTCATAGGCATAAACCAAATTTCTTGCTCGATATTGAGAGAACCCATCTAATGTAGATGTAAGGGTAAACCATACAAAAGACTGCAAAACTTGCGAGGCTGCGGCATCAAATACTAGCGTTCTGTCTGGCAGATGGATATAAAGATGCTGATGCGCTCGGTCATTGCGAGCCTCTAATTTGACCGTTGCGAGCTGCTCTTCTGTGAATTGCAGCAGAATCTCATCGACCTCTTGCGTGCTGATCTTCTTGGCCATTCCATTTGCGCCAAGGTAGATGCCTGGTGCTTCATTGCGTCCGCTTCCTAAGAATGCAATCGTCTCTTGAAAAACACAGCACGCAAATGTGCCGACTACGCCTTTTTGAATCTGTGCGCCTTCAATACGAGCAAACGGGAATAATGCGCCCCCCACGTTGTCAAACACCTCGATGGTGTTTCTGTTCAGCGCATAGACTTCGTTTCTGAGCTTCAACAATGCCACTACAGGGTCAGGATCAGCCTCAGAGCTGCCATATTTAAGAGGGTTGACTACGAACGGGTCTGACAGTTCTGTGACCACCAAGAACTCGCCATCGGTGGTCATAAAGTAACCATCTACCCAAACAAAGTCCAAGACCACGCCCAAATCTGGGTCAGTAATTTGTTGGAGCGTGCCGTCCCAGAGATACAGTCTGCCACCAGAGGCGATGCCAAGGTAATCGAAACTGTAATCAAACGTCACCAATTCATCGACTGGACCACCGACATCTCCAAGCTCGGTGACTACGCCAGCACTTGAAATCTCAACGAGCTTAGTCCCCATGACTCGATAAAGCTCACCACGCCAATTGATGCCGCCTCGATCCGCCCCTGGTCCTGTGCCGTTTGCCACGATCCCATCGCCTGGGCGCAAATACCCAGAGCTGATCCCGCTTGCTGTTGGGACAGGCACAAGGTTGGTCGGGTAAGACGTTCTAAAGTCAGGCCCGTTGTCAGTAAAGATACCGCTGAGGATTGGGATTTGCATTTATTTCTTAGCCTTGTTTCTAGCTGAGATTTTCTTGGCTTTTGCTTGTGCATCAGCCTTGGACGATGCGCCCCATGCACGCAAACTCAACAGCAATCTGGTTGGCTCACCATCTTTGTACTCAGGACCAGCGTTGCCACCCATGCGAGCCAAAAACGATGCTCGGCGAGGATTATCACCAGACTTGACAGGAGGCTTCAGATTCATGCCCTCGGCCTTGGCACTCGCACGACCCTTGGCATTTAATCCGCCCTTGGGGTTCTGTCCTTCTTTGCGAGTGTAGGCTGGGCTTTTCATCTGAATGCCTTGACCTTCGCTGCGACTTTCTTCGGCTGCTTGGCAAACTGCTTACCCTTTGCTGTCGCTTCACGCTTGGCCTTGGTGGTGGCTGCATACTCGGATGGAGTCAAAGACTTGATCGCCTTAGCTGGCAAATAACGCTCACCCGTCTCGGATGACTTCTTGCCAGACTTGGTGCGCCAATCCTGACTGCCCCAATCCTTTAGACTTTTCTGGGTTGCTTTCATTTATATCCGCCCCCCTTCTCTTTGTACTTCTTTGCTAAAAGTTGCGCCTTTCTTGCTGACCACTCACCCGCTGCCGTACCCTGCACAGCTGCACCCTTGATCTCCGCAAAAAGACGCTTTCGCATCGTTGGCTTCGTATAGTTGCCAGCTGCATTGACCGAGGATTTAGGCTTTGTGGCCATTAGGAAGTTACGCCTTTGATAACAGAGAAGTTAAATACTGGCTGCTCTGTGGTTGTGCCGCCTGTGGTGCGGAATGTTATTTTAAAACTTCCGCCTGCTACGTTTGTGACCATCAGATCATACAAGTCTGTTCCAGACTGTTGATTCAAGATAATCACATCCGTTGAGGTCACGGTGCTATTTGTCACGGTAAAGGTTGCAGCAGTCGCTGATCCCGCTGCGCTAAACAAAGTGATTGAACCGTTTGTCTTGTTAAGCGTCACGCCTGTTGTGCGGCTTGTCAATTGCGTAACAGTTCCACCAGAGCCAGTTGCATATCCAATGCCACCTGTGCCATTTACGACAAGGCTTGTGCCTGTTGCAGCACCAATATTCGGCGTGATTAGCGTTGGGCTTGTGTTAAACACCAGCAAGCCTGTGCCTGTCTCATCAGTCATCGCTGTTCGTAGATTGGCACTCGATGGAGTTGCCAAGAATGCTTGGATGCCAGCCGCATAGACTGTCTCGGCGTTAATCTGATACCAAGAATTTGTTGGCTGATAGAAACGAATTGCTGTGGCTGTTCCTGCCGCCAATGATGTCACGCCACCAAAAATAGCTGATGCACCATTCAGAGCAAGCGTTAACGATGTAATTTCTTGGGTGGTCGTAATTAATACAGTCGTACCATCAGGCACACCAGTATTCAATGGCAGCGTAATCGTTCCAGTTGCGAGCGTTCCAGCAGGCTGCAAGAGCATCCATTGATCGTTGCTGACAGGCGTTGGGACTGTGATGTTAAATCCAGAGCCTGGCACATAAAGATTGACCGATAATGTCGGCGAGGCAAAACTCTGCTGAAAGAAAGTCAGCAAACTGCCGATTGACGTTCTGCGAGCATCGCCATTGTTCGGCGAATAAACGGGCAGCTGATCTCCGCTAGAAATCGGGCTGAGTAAGGGCAATTGATTGATGGTTGGCATGACTGTTCCTTAGTTGTATTCGATTGGACCGTCTGGACCAGCGTCCACAGGGAAATATGGTGGTCTGACAAACGGGTTGTCGTAGACTCGCCAAGGCTTGTTGCCTGCGCCAGATGGCATCGTGTTTGGCAGTTGCTTCTCAAGAGGATAAGTCGCACGCTGAAGCAGAATGTCGTACCCTTGCTTGGCCACAACCTTGGTCTCTGGCATCACAGTCTTGCCGTAGCTTGGTGCAAGTCTAATGCCTAAAGAGCAGATAATCGCCTCATACGCTGAGTCAGGCACATTGGTCTCTTCGTCAATGTTGCCATCTTGTGGACTTGAGGGGATGGGATAGCCTAAGCGAATCCCTTTGCCGTTCCAATCAGCCATCATCGCATCGAGTCTGCGTCTGGCGGTCTCTAATTGCTCTGGCTGCAAGTCAAAGACATAGGATGCAAGACCGATTTCTTCCAGCGCAGCCGTAATAAATTGCCTCTTGGAATAACCCATTTCAGCCTCCTAGTGCTGTTGCAATGAGCGAACTCAATTTCTTGTCTGACGTTCTACCATCGAATTTTATGCCAAGCTCACGAGCTTTGATAGCCATCTCTTCACGGGTCGGGGGCGCATCAGACTCAACAATTGAGTCGACAAGCTCTGCCACCTCAACAATCTCAAACACCTCAACGACCTCAACAGTCTCAACAGGCTCTCTGACTCGCACGTTCATAGGCGATGGAAAGTGAACTTTGATGGCCTTGCGCTCAATCTGAGCCTGCTTCTTGGCTTTCTTCTTAGCCAGACGCACCTCACGCCAAGGGGAGCGAGGTGCATTCTTAATTATTGCTGCGGACTTAATCATTTCTTTTTTGCGGCTTTCTTGGCAGGCTTGTTCATGCTGTATGCCATAGCAACGGCTTGCTTTTGGGGCTTGCCAGCTTTCATTTCTTTCTTGATAGTCTTGGACATCATATCGCCCATCTTCTTACCCATCATAGCGTTCTCCTAAAAGTTAAACAGGCCAACATCTCTGCTGGCCTGTCAGGGTTTAACTAATACGATAAGAAACAAAGGTATTTGCTGCAGTCTTGCGAGTGCGCCAAATTGCCGATGTAACCGCTGCAACAGCAGCAACACCCACCAAAGTATGGTCGGTAGCCGCAGTTACGGTGAAAGCATTGGTTGCGCCTGTGTTAATAACAGACCAATCAAACGAATCACCAATAGCAAACTCACTTGCTGCATCCAACACAGTGCCTGTAGGAACAGTTGCAGCCACAGCCGCCGCCGTTGTTGAGGTAACAATGCCAGAAAGCATCATTGCCGCAGTCAATGCGCCAGTAGCATTTAACACGCCAGGAGTGCCTTGATCTTGATATTTACCGCTGTTTGAGATAACAGGGGCAGTACCAACAGCATAAGCAGCACCAGATGCACCAGCCTGAATAATCACATTGGTGGCATTGGTGAATGCGCTTGAGACATAGGTGGTGTTCTCAACCACGCTCAACAGGTCATTGGCTTCAGGAAAGTTGGGGAAACCAACCTCTTGAAACACACTTGCTGGTGAGTAGGCTTGAACGGCGATTTTCTCGCCTGCTGGCACGGAGACAGTTACTGTGCCTTGTGCAAAAACGATGTTATAGGACATGATTGTTTCCTTTAAGTAGTCTGGTTAAACAACAAGATACCAGACATTTCTGGCTGCTTATTGACCACGCCGAAAAGTGTATCGAGACGATACTTGGTCTTCATTGTGTTCACATCGTATTGCTTCTGCATCACCAGCTCGATGCCCTGATCCGTCGAGGCACGCATGACTGCGACACCAGCATCAGATGGGACAGCGTAACGACCAGGCAGAATCTCAAGAGCATCTTTCTGCCAGAAGCAGTTGA